GCATTAGAGTCTCAAAAACAACAATTTGAAACTACAAAAGCTACCCTAGAAGCTTCTCTCAATTCTGCCACGGAAGCTATCCAAAAATCTAATGAAAAAATTGCTCAACTAGAAACTAAAATCACTGAGTCAGAAAAAGCGATTAATAATTTTGCTGACTTAGGAAAGCTTTACGGTAGCCAAACACCAGAAAAAATGCAGTTGCCTAACTTCAATAAAACCGTCGCTCATGATGCTGATAAAATTACAGGTGCGCTTGACGAAACCTTTGATTTGATTGAAGACATTCAGAAAAATTCTGGTGTAATCTATTCGGCTCCTGTAATGGGCGGTAATCAGACAGTAAACCTGTACGATAAAGTACGATTAGATCGCCATGTTAAAAATAACCGGCAACAGATTGTCAACTCTTTAGATGATTGGGGTCGCAAACAAGGCTGGTTCAGAGGGACTCGTTCGGCTCCTGTAATGGGCGGTCAAGTTTCAAAAAATGCCCCAACGACTGCGGCTGATCTTCCCCCATTTTTTCTCGACACTTTGTCAGCAATTCTCCGTCAAACTCAAATCCCTGGGTTTGCCTTTTGGCAGATTCCTAATTANGCNTTAGACTTTACGGCTCGTAATGGAACTGTTATCCGAATTCCTCGATTAAATTACCTAACAAGTTCCCCGTCGGTAAGCGATTATCAACTATCAGGAAAGGGTGAGTATGCTGATCTGACTTCTGAATCAGATAATAATAGTGCGTCTAGCGTATCGGCAGAAATCTTTGAATATGGGCGCGGTAAAGTAGGTGCTACTACTGCAATCCGACCTGTTTCTATCCCAACTTTCACTGAATATTTTAGTGCGATGGGAATGATTGATTGGATGCAGAATACGCTGTATTACGACTATGCAAGTTTTGATAATACCATGATCAAAACGATGCTTGATAGTACGTCACTGCATTTGTATAACAAAAAAGGCAGTCTTGTTACTTCTCCCACTGGACTATCGGCAACAGGAGATGAAGGAACTTTTACCAAAGGATTCTTGCGGCGATTATATCAATACGCCCACGATAACAGGTTCCAGATGTACCCTGACCAGACGTATTTGTTATTCCTAAATTCGACTCAAATTCTGCAATTAAAAGAGAGTTATAATGACGATTGGCAAGCAAATACGACTCGCGATCTTGACGCTTTACTAAATATTCTCAATCCATCCTATATTCCCCCTGGGGATACTGGAAGGGTTAACTCGTATTTAGGGTTGGTAGAAAAATTCCATATTTTTGAAACTGGCAATAGTGTCGGTGTCGGAGCGGCTGGTCAACCCGGTGTTCAAAGTGAAACATTGGGCGGTTCTTTAGGTGCTAGAACTACCCGTACTGGTTATTTAATTGGAGCCGGTGCGTTAGGTGTTGGTGTAGGGATGCCGTTTCAAATCACTTTTGATAATGTCACTCAATTTGATCGTCGGATTCGCGCAACTTGGTTAGCGTGGCTCGGCTACAAAACTCTTAGANGTNGATCCCGTAGGTACTGGGGAAGCCTCTCAGCAGTTACGAGTAGCTGAATTACGCACCCTAGATGTAGCGGTATAAACTTTATCTTTCTAACAATTATGGCAAGCAAAGAAACCCTCGAAGAAACTTTACCCACTGTGACAGGTGGAACTAAAAACCTTCCCCTGACAAATGGAACCAATGAAGTTACTTATAACAATCTGAAAGCGCTAGGTTATCCAGTCTGTAACCGGTGTAAAGGTCAACTCAGAACTGATCTCGATCATCGTCCATTTTGTCCAGTCAAAGACACCAGTTGTCCTCTATTGAGCAAAATTTCCTAATGATTTTTAGCATTGATGACCTCTCTATTTTCGCACCATCAGTATCTTTATCAGAAGATGCCGTCACTGGTGCGATTTACTTTGTTCAATCAATCATTGAAGGCGATAGAGGGGCAGATCGACCTTTAGAAATTACCCGTCACCGGGAAAGACTAAGAGTTAATCTAAAATTCCAAAATTTTAGATTAACTTATGTCAGTATAAATACTCCAATTATCAGCAATCCTGCTCCGATAATTAAAGCTAGACTAGGCAATATTACCGATGGATTTAATCGGGCTATCGCTCCTGATAGTTGGCGGACTTTAGGTTCTAACGACTACATAATCGATATAGACGGGCAAATTCACCTATCTACTGCGATTGGTAGATCGTGGGGGTATGGCGGCTATCAAGTCCATAGTCGAGAGCCATATCCTGAGTTTTCTGAGGCTGATGTAGAGTATTCCAGTGGCATTGATTTTACCCAAGATACCCGACAAACAAGAGAGATAAAAGCGGCTTTTGGTCGTGTTTTAGATTGGGTATGCAATACGGGTTCTTTTAAGGGTGTTTCGTCAGTTGAGTTACCTTTTGAAGAGGTAAAAATCAACTACGGAACTGGTCAACTTGGTACAATTCCTGATGATTTGCTAATGATATTTAAAAAGTATCGCCCAATAAAATTATGAAAGCGATTTTTATCTGTCCACTTCCGCCGACTCTTAATGAACAAATAAGATACGCTCGTGCAAATAAATTTAAAAGCGCAACTACTAAAAAAGAATGGGACTTTGATATACAAAAACTTATTATAGAACAAAAAATTCCACGTTTTCCTGACAAAGTATGGATGCTTTACGAATGGCGAATTAAAAACTTTGGACGTGACCCTGATAATGTTTGTGGCAGCGCAAAATATGTTAATGACGCACTGAAAAAGACAGGAGTTATTGTTGACGATAATTTAAAATATATCTATGGATACGATTCAATATTCACAAAATGGACGAAAGACGAATTAAAGTTAACAATTAGTGATAAACCAATTCTAAACAAAATTTTTATAGAGGATGATAATAGCAATGTTATATCTTAAATTAGACCCGTCTATTGTCTGTGTTTTGATTGTTTTCGCCTGCTTGATTCATTCTTTCTTTACTCCTGAAACTACTGACACCTACGGCAATGTTATCGTAGCAATTGTTTCAGGATACCTCGGCTACTTAAAGGGTTCCGACACTTAACTACCCTGATCAAATCTTGCATAAAGTTTAATTCTCCGTCCTAGTTTTGCGGCAATTCCTAGCTGCTGGCTTGTCGGAGACTCAAACACATTTAACTGTCTGACAAGACCGATTCTGTTATTAATTGTTACTTGTAATTCCCCTGTAGCCTGAATTGGGAACGGGTAATCTTTAGGCTTTACCAATCTTCCCTCAAAATATTCACAATCGAGATAACTACCTTCTTCTACTTCTGCCACAGGCGGTTTTGACTGTTGCAACCAACAAGCAATTACTACAGACTCTATAGAAGATGCTCGCATAATAGGATTACCAACGGCATCGGTAGTCATGGTAGAGCCTGCAGCTACAGAAAAGGATAGAGAAGCATTAGCCTTAATTGTGGGATTTTCTAGAAACTTTCCCGCAACTCCAATAGCACTGTCGAACATTTGTATTGATATAAATTTTTCTAATTTTAGTGTATCAAAATTATCTTGACAATTCAAGTAAGAAGGCGTATAGTTGAGTTATGGTAAATTTGTAGAAACAAGATAAAATTATGTCAAAACAATTACTGATAGATTTAACATTTTTCATGTTAAATATTGCGATAGTAGTTCTATGGGTTTCTTGGCTTTTCTTAGAAAGAAGTTAACTTATAAAGCCAAATAGTTGTCTAAAGGAGGTACATCATGGACAAATCCAAGCTTCATAAAACCTCGTTATCTCTTGGAGTAAAAATGGGAACCACATTAAGTTATGTAGTTTTTTGTAACTACTGTGGTTTTGAAATTCAAGAATGTCCAGACATTAAAAGCATTGAACTGCTAAAAAATGTTATACAGGAAATTGTCGAGGTTAATCCGATAAAAAAGTACACGCAAGCAAACTGGAAAAATTGGATAAAAACCAGTCAATTAATTATTCCAAATTTTAATGGCGTATGGGAGGAATTAAAGAAAATTAGGCAAAACTATTTCAGAAAAACAATACAAGAAATGTGGCAAAAAATGAACGACTTTGACTACAGTCAATACGAATATGATATATACGAAAAACGATGGGACGAGAAAGCGTGGGATGAATTTCAGAAATCATGGGAAAAAGATTGCAGAGAAAGACAAAGAAAACTGGCTAGAGAGCTAGCCCACACTAACGACCTGTGGGAAGTTTTAGTAAAGACAAAGCAAAAAATCACCTACTCTCATTCCCTAACAGATAATTTAAGCGATCTTGATCCTTGGACAAGAAACTTAGTGGGAGTTGTTGATTTAGGCTCAGAAGACTCAAAAGAATCGTATATTGATTATTTAGTGGAGAAGTATCAGTGAAGCAAGTCTTATTCGATAGTGATGTATTGCTAGATGTTTTGGGTAAGCGTAAACCACGTTTTCGAGCAAAGAGCATCTGTACAAGCA